GAACAGATATGATTTTGCGGTAAATCTTAAAGTATAAATAAGTGCTCTTCTCACAGTGAAATCACCTTCATAATCATCTTGCATATCAATACTATCAAGTACAATTGGAATATCTTTTTTCTCTCCGATAGAATCTATTAAATCTAAAGTAAGATTGAATGATGGTTGAAAAAATGGTAAAATTTGCTCTATAATTTGTAAGGCATCATCACTCAATTTTGAATATATGCTCAATTCAAACCCAATATTATAGGGTACTGGCATATAAACTTTTTTTACATTTCCTTCACTATCACATGCTCTAAATGTTTGAGTAACACTAGTCTTTCTTGTTGGATCATACTGCAAAGAAACCATTTCAAATGACATTCTTGGCAGAGTAATAGCAATTGGTTTTGTCAAATCTGCCTGCTGTTCAATCTTTGCAAGAAACTTTTGCATTGGTCCATAGGATAAACCAACTTTAGTTTCATCAACTATATTATTGTTTTTGTCCTCATGACGAATATAAATGTTATTAAAAAGAGTTCCGAAACTAACTATAGTTTTACGTATAATTTCGTGGTAAAAATAAGTTCCTAACATTAATACTCTCCAAAGGGATTAGTTTCTGTGAAATCTAAAATTCCATCTGCTTCAAGTTCAATTTCTTCATTAATATCATAAGACTCTTCATAACTATCGTTATCATATGATTTAAGTATATAGGAAGCACCAGATTTTGAACCAGTGATGACTTCTCCAGCAGAGAATTGACCATCATTAGATCCAACATAAAGATCTATCGGTGGATTGTCAGCATCAAGATCTGTTCTGAGATTAATATCTTTAATCTCTGCAGTTGTTCCAGACAATGAACCAGTAATAGTTTCATTGAGAATATAAGTTCCTATTCCTGTAGTAGATACACCAGTTATTGTTACGTTTGGTGTTGATGTATATCCATATCCAGTATTTACAATTTGTAGAGAACTTATTGAACCATCACCCGCAAGTATTGCTCTTGCAGTTGCACCTTTAATTCCAAAATTGTCATAGTCTTTATTTCCAACAGTATTTGCAATGCTTACTGTTGCACCTCCAAAATATCCCGATCCACTACTTGTAATAGTCAATGAAGTTACAGTTCCCGAAGATCCAACAGTGGCTGTTGCAGTTGCAGTTGATGTGTCTAATGTATTTGTAAAGAAATTTCCTGATCTTGATGTGGTAGGGGAAGAAATATTTGTTGGGAATGATGTAGTTGTTTCTATACTAATATCATCAATATATCCTATAAAACTTCTATCTGCAAAATCTGCTACAGAATCAGCAGGTTCAGCATCACCAACTTTAATACTTTGTCCCGATGTAAATAAGTTTCCAGATCCGGCAAAAAATATTCCTCCAGATACGCCGTTAACACTAAATCTTACTGAATTATCCAAACAATCTAATTGAACATAGTTCCATTGATCTGGAATCAATACTTCTCCATCACTAGTAACACCACTAAAAGATGAAAAATTGTAATTTAATTCATATGATGTGGGATTCATATGAATTTTAAAATCGGGAGTGTGGAGAATAGAGTAATTTGTTCCTCCAGGAATTTGAGATATTGGATGAATCCAGAATCTAATGGAAATACCTTGAGATGCACCTAAAGTTGCTGTTGATGTAAATGTACCAATAGTTGTTACATCATTGATAGAGTCATGGTACAAAGAATTGTTACCAAATTTTATTTGTGCTGATGTTGGTGGATCTGATATTGTTACCGAAGGTGGCGAAGTTGTTGAATAGAATTCTCCACCATTTGTTATAGAAAGACTCTCAATCGTACCTGCAACCCCAACAACTGCAGATGCTTCCGCTCCTCCTCCTAATGGAGGATCAATAGATACAATAGGTTCAATATAATAACCACTTCCTGCTGTAGATATTGACAATGTTCTTACGCCATCACTTACAACAACTGCAGTGGCAGCTGCCCCAGTACCACTTCCTCCAGTTATAGTTACTGTTGGTGGATCTGATGGATCATATCCAAAACCAGCATCAGTTATTCTTATAGATTCTACAGATCTAACGCCACCTACGGACGTAGTTATTGCTACAGCTTTTGCATCATTTGCTGGATTATTTGTTGGTGAAGGTGATATTGTCACAGTTGGAGTTGATGTATAATTGTATCCATCATCAACTAAAACAATTCTTCCAATCATTCCATCACCACCAAGAGTTGCCGTTGCAGTGGCAGTAACTCCAAGACCTTCCAAACTCAATGTCGTTATATATCCTTCATCTTGAACTGTACCATCAATTTCTGAAATAGAAGTATCTATATCTTCATTTTCATATTCATAAAGTTCACATAATAATTCATAAACATAAGTTTTTCCCAATTGATAAAAAGGTTTTTCTGATTCAACTCTTTTAATTTCAAATAGTCTTTGTCCCAATGGAAAATATATCAAATCACCTTCTCTTGGTCTAGAAGGTAAATTTATATCATAATCTGTAATTTGATTATTAGTAATTCCTTGTTGTATTCCATATAAAAATGGAGATATAAATTCTTGAAATCTTTCTTGAGATATTACTAAATTAATTTCATTTTTAAGTCTCAATCCAAACTTTGTCATCAAGTCTGAACCTGGGGCATATCCTTCATAATTATCCAAATACGCTTCAATAATAAAGTTATCATCAAACTTGGAGGATTGAACTTCTCTTAAAATATCATCAGTCTTTAAAAATTTTCTGGGAAGATAATATACATCAATACCATAGATTTTTAATTGCTCATTAATCAAATCTTGTATTAAAAATTGTTCTCTAGAAGAACCTTGAAGAAAGAAGGGATTGAGTGTCATGATTATCCAATAAAATCTAAAGGTGGAAGCTCATATTCCATAGTCATTCTTTGTTTAATATCATCAAGTTCTCTTTGAGCATCTTCATAAAGTTGCCTGCCATTCAATTCAATTCCACCTGGCAATTTAACACCATTAAACTTAATGAGGTTTTGACCCCATTGCCTTTTAATTAAAGACGTTAAATATTTTTTAAGGAAACTATCATTATAAACTTTACTAAATGATGTTGGATCGAGTGCCCTATAACATTCAATAATTATAAAGTCATTTGCAGATTGAGAACCCCAATCTATATCCAAATATAATCTATCTTGTCTTTTATTAAATCTTATTTGCTTATCAGTAGTCAAGAGAAAATCAATATCTTCTAGATAAGATTTGACCATCGAATATTGAAGAAGTTCTACCGAGTTGAAATAATAGAGATCATTCAAAAATAACTGATATTTTATGCTAAACATTCCACCAGAAATTGAACTGGTATCAAACTTAAATATTCTTTCAATACCAATTACAGAGTCTGGAACTTGAATAAAGTTTGAATTTTCATAATAATTGAAAGTTGTGGCAGCAATTCCTGTTGAAGTGGCAGTTGTAGTTACAATTCCAACTCCGTCTGTTCCTTTGGCACGACCTCTTGAAATATCATCATCGGTTATCTTGTACTTTAAGTACATTTTTTCAACGCCATCGTAATGGCGTTCATTAAAATATTGAAGGGCATCATCTACCAAATCATCAATCTGTTCATCATCAACATTGATTTCTAGTACAGGAGCTCCTAGTCTACGGAGACAATAGTCAACCAATTCTTGTCTTGTGCTTGGTTTGGACATTAGAATTCTCCTCCATCAATTGTTGTAGTCCAAATTGGTAGATCTGATGGATCTGTCGTTAATATATAGTTACTTGTATTAGTAGCAGCACTAGTATTTGGTGAAGTTATTAATTTTCCAGTGGTATCAAAATATGCAATCCCATTTGGATCATTTACGTCTGCAGTCTCGTAATACAAACCATCGGTGGTAGAAATTAAACCATCGACGGATAAAGTTCCAGTTATACTGGTATCATTAGAAATATTGGCTTCACCAGAAATATTTACTGTATTTGTAAAAGTGGTAACGCCAAGTACTGATAAATTATTTAATATTTCTACAGCACCTTCAATATCTACACTAGATTTGAATACAGATACTCCAGTTACTGTCAAACCCAAACCAACGTTCAGGTTTTTAGAAATTCCTACGCCACCACTGACAATTAATGCTCCACTTGTAGAGTCGAAAGAATTTTCAGTGTTTGTAAAATATGCAATTCCTTCTATAGTTGTTGATGCAGAATCAATAACACTTGTCATTAAAAACTGCCTTGATGGCAGATCCCATACAAGTATTAATCCATCAGATTGAAACGTACTATCAACATCATCTAAATTAATTAATTTTGTTGGTGGTGATGTAGCGTTAGTTAATATTCTAGTTGCATTTTGTGGTCCAACCCTAGCCTTAATAGGAGATTGGTTGACCGTAAGTGCGCGTATTGCCATTACCTAGTTACTCCCGCTCTTATAAGTGCGGCACCTTCTACAGCTTTTGTCAACGTCCCAGAAACGGTGGTCAATTTTATATCATAAACATATCTTCCAGGTTTCAATGAAGAGGTTTCTGTAGAAGCTAAAGAAATTTTAACTTTCCCGCTATTTGCAGGTAATACAACGGTTGAACCAAAGGATACTGAAGTGGAACTTGTGTAGGTTTTTCTAAGTTGTGCTTCAACACTATATCCTGTCAAATCCAAATAATCACCAGAAGTAGTATCTTCCAACTCAAAAGTAGTCTCAAAATCAAAACCTTGCTCGATTACTATATTGGATACAAATACAGCCATTATTCAGATGAGCATATGCGTTTTCTAAAGGTATTTATATTACGACAAATACCTATACGTCATTTTTTCTCCAAAAATTGTTTAAGTAAAGATTTAATCTCATCAATATCACTTTTCATTTGGTCCAATTCACTCTTTTGAATCTCTCTTTGTTTGATAGAATTCACATAGTTATTATAAGCAGTGGTGTCACAATTTATTATGGCACCACTTATTTCATCTCTATAAAGACTTTTGTGCCCTTCTACTCTAATCATATCAGTGAAATAGTTCTAAGGTCTTTGATTCTTGGAGCATATGCTTGGTTAGTTCCAGACATTACAATCTTGATTGAATATCCAGTAAATAAGTCTAAATTATTTGCAGTAAATTCATACTCTAGATATTGGTCATCCAAACTTGCTGGAATAAATGTGTCTGGTCTTCCACTATTATTTGCTGGATTGACAACTTGGAGTCCATCTGCAGTTAAAGTTAAATTATCATAACCTGGGAATAATTCAAACTCTTGTTCCACTTCGCTAGAATCCTCTCTGATTAAATTGTAAAGAACTCTAATATCAGCACTTTCATGTCTATATGCTGCAAGTATTACCTTGAGAGACGTTGCTGGTTGAGTGAGATTGACAGTATTTGAAACATAAACCGCCGAATGGGGGTCAAAATTGAATGAATTTGAGCGATTGTCAGTAACATAATTTGTTACTGGTCTGTTTAATCTATCTAATCTGAATTCTGTTGTAGATTCTTCTGTGAAGATGATAGGAGACAAATTGCTATCTTTGGTTGTTAATCTAATTGCTGTTGTTAAAGATTTATTTCTTGGGAGAGATGATAATCTAGCAGTTTCATTAACTTTTGATGCAACCATTCTAACAGAATTTAATTTATTTGTCTGATTCAATTGGACTGCTTCAAATCCATTATCAATAAATGGTATCTCCGAACCATCAACACTTCTTCCAGTAATAGTTCTTACAGATGCACTAACGCTTGTGGAAGAAGATGGGGTTATAACCTCATAATATGGAACTATCTCATTGAATTGAATATTCTTGGTAGATTTACATGAGTTTCCACCAACGGATTCGGTAGACTCAAATGCAAGTCTTGGTGCTCCAGATGTACTTCCATCAGAACTTCTATCATTTCCATTAGTAGACATATCAATCTCAACATGATAACCATCAATACTATTTTCCAAAAGACTTACAGCACTCTCTACATTATTAATTCTTCTCATTGATACACCACTAAGTTCATATTTGTAAACTTGTGTACCAATTTCATGCGGTTGAGATATAGTGTTATCTTTTGCTCTACCAGATCCAGAAATTGATAATGTGCCAGATCCTACGCCATTGTATTCAATTATTTCATCCCCAACTGAAACATATCCAGGATAGCTAGCACTTACATTCTGTCCTTCAAAAATATCAAAACCGGAGGTATTAGCAATGCTTATTGTTGAAACTTCATCTATTGTTAAAGGAGAATTTAATGCAGATGTTGCAGAATTTGGTTCAATATCTGAAAGTACAACTCTATCAGTTCCAGAGTACATTCCATGATCAAATTGACTGACGGAAATATAATTTCCAGAGAATAAATTATCTCCGCCACTAGTTCTATCTGTAATAGTAGTAGAACCCAAAGAAACAATATCTCCAGAATCATTATAGTAACTTAAAGCAGCACCTACTTGGAATGCTTTACCTGCACCTCTTTCACCTTGAACATTCGTTAAGTACAAAGTATCAGTTCCATTAATAGATCCAATAGTAAATCTTGCACCTGCTCCGAGAGATGTTACTATACCAACAACATCACCAACAACATATCCATTACCATTTGCTGTTGTTGCAGCAATTGCAGTAATAGAACCACCAGAAGCTGTTACACTCAATCTAAGACCAGATCCATCTCCTACAATAGTTGTTGTTTCTAAATTATTGAATGTACCTGTTGGATAATTTGTTCCACTATTTGTAATATTGCAATTTGAAACCTCACCACCAACTGCATCAATAAAACCATAACCATATCCATTAGATCCTGAAATTTGTCTTCCTGCAGATAAAACTGCACTATAATCAGTATCTGTAGTTATTCCAAGAGCAATGTTTCTTGATAATGTTACTAATGGATTAGGTTCTAAATTTTCAACATATCCGTTACTTTCATCAAGAGTTGGATTGTAGAAGAATGCAGTTCCTGTATCAGATGTGAAATTTGCCTTGTAAAGTTTAAATTTCAAATCTTGATATTGGTTTGCAGTCCATATAGATCCATTTTGAGATTTAAATAAACTTCCAAGAGAGAACTGTTTAGAATAAATTACTGCTTCAGCGTTTGGTAAAGATTGCGTATTGATGGTTTTTTCTCCCATTTCAGCAATCCATAATTCATAATCATCCGATGTTTCTGCAAGCGCAACAATAGCATACTCTTCTCCAGGTGCCAAATAAATTGGATACTCAAAAGTAACTTTTGTTGCAACTTCACCATTTCTGGAAACATTTACCTGATCTGGAGTTAATATTACTGGTTCTCCAAGAACATTCAGAGTTGGAGTTCCCAATTCTACAGTTCTAACCTCAATTCTTACAGGATCATTTGTAGCTGGTTTATTTGCAAAGAACAAATCTACTGCTGTTAAAAATGCACCATTTGCATCTTCTGGTTGACCATTTGAATCTGGGAGAGATCCATCGCCAACGGAGAATGATTGTGCAAGAGGGTCTCCTCTGCGAACACGAGTAATAGTAGTTGTAGTTGTAATAGTTCTCACTCTTTGTCTTACTTCATATCTACCTAAAGAACTATAAGTTCTTTCTGCAGTAGATTGTAATTTACTTCCAGGTAAAGGTTCGGCATTTGTAGGACTATTTGTCAACTTGAATGTTTTTGTACCTGTACCAATTCTTACAGCAGGTGGTGGTGATACGAAGGGATTTCTCAAAAAGAATGATCCGATCAGATCTCCATAATTATCACTAATAAGTCTAAGATCTTTAACATATGCAACTGCTCCGCTGGTTTGACCAACAAGTTTCATACCTTTTTCAAGGTATCCAGAATATTTTCCTTGTGCTTGTGCAGATAATGCATATATATCCACATTGAGAGCTTTTGTGGATTGGCTATATGCAGAACTCAAATTTTCAGTTTTAACATATGGATTTATATTAAAGACTTTTTCTGGTGCATTATATGGACCTTCTTTATGGTTTGCGCGTGCAACCCTAAAACTAATTTTTCTACCACCTTTATAACCAATTACTGTTTCTCCAACTCGGAAAGTGCCCAAAGCACCATAAGATGTCAGAGATGCATTTGTTGAAATTTCACTGAG